AGAGTTAAGAGGAAGAATACGTACACGCCCTGGATGAGGACGACCGGTAGAATCTTCGTAAGCTTCTTCATAGGCTACTTTAACAAAGCAGTCGCCTGATACTCCGCCTTGCTGACCCATTTCCCACATAACGGAATGCTTATCATTATCAGTTTCCCATACACGCTTAAGAACGTCTGGAACAATAGCTTCTGTTGATGATGGGCTACGGAAAGTTGCTCCGCGACCAAATGTAAAGTTAATAATAAAATCTGTAAATGCTCTGTAATAATTATATACCATCTGTGATTCGCCAATTTCACGGCGATAAGACCAGTGGTGCCCTAGGTACATTGCCCAGTTGAGTGAGTAACGGTTTAGTCGTGGACCGTGTACTTCAAACTCTTCGTCTGCTAATTCTACTAGACCTAAAGGAGAAATAGAGATAGTTAAATCAGATGATGCAGCTCTATAACTCGGAGGTGAAAAATCAATGCCACCGGCCATTTATGCTTTCCTGACTTTCGTATTCATGTGTGCCCCCACTTACGCTACAAAACCTTGTTTTTTAATGTTACGTTTCTTTTCAGACTTTTTGCGTTTTATTTTGTCTAATTCTTCTTTTTTATAATCACGCTTTTTTGGATCAATTTCTTTAATTGAATCTACATAACCGCCGCCATTTTTTGCATATTCTGATGATAGCCACTTAGCTGCTGCGTATGTCAACCCTTTTGTTCTAGAGGAAGGATACTTAGAACGAGCCTGTTGTTCCAATGCATTATACAATTTTGGATTGTCTGGTTGTGCCATCATTCTCCCTCATACAAGTTCCCTAGCCCCACAGGTTAGTGAGGGGCTAGGAACAGGTATATTGTATCGTACTTTTTAGTCTACTACTGAAGCTGGGTTCATGCGCTCATAGCGTGAGCCGCTGCGAATTACTTCTTCAATAACAACCTGAGAGTGATCTCCAAAGTTACCATTAGCAAACTCACCAAGGTATGTTGGAGCCTCTACCCAAGCTGCTGAACCAACGTGTGCACGTTGCTTCATTGTTTCTTCTGGGTACTTTTCAAAAACGTTAACATTGTGGTTTGGACGACCTGCTGGAGTATCGTACCCCTGGTCTAAACCAACCTGAAAATCGTTTGGAACATCTGTGTCTGTAGCAACGCCTTCTTCAAAGCGAAGTGGACCACGAAGTCCTGGTTGTGCAGGTGACATTTTACGTTCGTATGTTGCGCCAACCTTCTCAGGGAACTGAGGTGTTGGGGCGATATTTTCTACTGCCATTTTTTGCTTCTCCTATAGGATTAGGGATTGAGGGTCCTCACGGATAATTCTCGCTTTTATTTGTTGTTTTGTCGGCCTAAAGTAATTCTTTTTAGAAAAAAGGACTTGAAGATACTTCAACCGTAGGCATAACCATATCCTGAGTTAGGGAGCATGCAAGGGCTAAAGAGTCAACAAAATCGTCGTGTGCGTGGGCTTCGTCTGGGGCCCCAACTAAAAAGTTAGGTCCCTTGTACTGAACTTCTGCATCTGTCATCTGTTGGTAAAACTTCTTCCAGATACGTAAACGACGAGTTTTTGCGTGTGCAGGCCAAGAAACCATTTGTCTTTGAATTAGTGCCTGTAGGTGTTTCCAACGCTTTGATTGTTCTGTAGGGCTAGAAGTAACAGAGATTACCTCTGCTCGTGGCATTAGAACCTTTAAACGTCCGGCCACTGCGTCACCTACACCGTTAGCGTCTACACCAATAGCAAGTACGTCATAGCTTGATAAGAACTGCTGTATTTGAAAGTACTGCTCTTCCCAGTCATCACCTTGAAGTTCTAACCAATTTAAAACTCTATGGTCGTAGTAGCCATACTCGTCTGGTCTATCCCAGTCAACCCATACAACAGTTACTACTGTTGAGTCAATTTTACGTGCAGGGTCAACACCAACAACTACTGGGGACCTATGCCAACTTTTAACGATTTCTTGGGATGTGTCACCAAGATCGTCCATGATCCCTGATGTAACGAACATTCCTCTTTCCAACAACCATTTGCAGTTGTACGACATTTGGAATTCGTCAGAGTCTTCACCAACTCTAAGCATTTCTTTTTTAATGAATTTTTCGTAGTTCGGTTGGACTTTGGCAACATCTTTCCAGTCCCATTGAAAGTGATTTTGTTTTGCATTTCTACTGCCTGCCTGTCTGCGTCGATTGAGCTGAATTGCTCGGTAAAAGTTATTCTTACTTGTTGTAGGTGTGCCAGTCTTTACAATAGTAGCGTTGTAATAAGCTCCCATAGGGCTAATAGACTTAGACACTACAAAGTCATCTGCTTCTTGACACTCATCAATAATGATCAAATGGAAAGATTTAGATTCAATCTTAGCTCGTGGGTTAGCAGTCATCATCATTAGGGTTGAACCAGACTTTTTAAGCTTAATGTTACGAGTTACGCCCGGGTTCTTACCAGGCATATCATCAATCTCTGGGTCACCAAAAACTTCCATAGCACGCTCAGAGGTAAGGCGGGACACTGTTCTGGCGTAAAGGGTTTCAACCTGAGATTGGATTGGTGCAAACATGCCCACCCAAATACCGTCACCAAACTTACCTAGTAGGTCTGGGTACATGCGGGCAAGCCTTGGAAGGATAACCATAAGTGTGGCCACTGTGTTAGCAATTGTTTCTGATTTTCCTGACTGACGTGATGCCAGGGCAGTTACTTCTTCACCATCGTTAATAATTACAGATTCAATTACTCTCCTAGCAAGTGGCTTTTGATACGCGTGGAGCTCGTGACCTACAAGCATCTCCATGAACTGCATTACTTTATCTATAAGTACTTTAACAAATTCTTTTGATAGCTCATCAAGCTCATCTTCTTCCTCATCTTCTGGAAGTGGGCCACTGCCTTCTTCTAATTCTTCTGGATCAAGTTCTTCAAAATCGTTAAGACTCATTTAATAACTCTCTTATTTAAGGACTCCATTATGGCGTGCAGAACTTCTGAGCCAATTCGTGCCTCCTCTAATGAGAAGTTGTCTTTACTTTTTTGCCAATTAGATAGGTTTCTACCAATTGAGTAGATTGCTTGATCCGCCCAAGATAACAGCTCAGCTGTAGGTAATCCTTCAACCCGCTTCTCAATCTTAGTTTTCTTTTTTTCTTCTGTTTTCTTCTTAAACATCATATTCCGCCCCATCTCTAATAATGTTCCAATCAACTTCGTCTTGGTTCATTGGTCTTCCACCTACTGCGTTAGTTAGCGCCTGGCTTTCAGAGTAAGATTTTACCCACTTACCAAAAACTAAAGACGCTCTAGTAAAAGGAAATCTAATGCAAACACCTGATCCAAATCTGTATGGAGGCTCAATTTCTTGTGTATTTGCTTTTTCAAACAATACTGGTGGTTTTATTGGGTAGATCATGGTATGCCAATAGAACTTACCTACATCATGAGTCTTGGCCACTGCTATCCTCCGCCTCCGGACAAACGTGTTCATCAAGTTCGTACTCTAATACTAGCACAGAACAGTTTTTACAACGAAAGAGCTTAGGAGCTCTAAAGTTATTTTGAGCTGTTCCACCAACAGGTACATCATCATCAATAGGTGTATAGTCAGAAATCATGTCAGGCTCACGAAATAACTCTGGTGGAAATGGGCCCCTAGGAGCATGTGAAGATGCTGGTACTGGATGCCCTTGTTTTGTTATTACCCTCTGTATTCTCATTATTCAGTTAGTTCTTTAACAGGTTCGGCCACTGCCTTCTTCTTCTTAGAGACCTTGGTTTTTTCTTCTTGCACATAGTAAGTTACGTGGGCAGGAAGCTTAGTCTTGTCAAATACAGGAGAGAGATGTAGATCACAAAAAAGCTGGTCAAGAGAGAATTCATTTTTAACGTAATACAGGGGCTCGTTATCGCAAGATAAGCATTTAGGCTTAGAAATTTCCATAATATGTCCTTTCAGAACGTATTTTACGGCAATATCTTATCATATCTTATATTGAGTTCGATGTTGCGCCAAGTCTGTATTTACTGGTAGACTTTATATAGAGGGTAAAACCTCAACACTAACAACGAAACAAAAGAGTTGCAACTAG